TAATTACCATGTAACACGGGGTTTGCCGTGGGAGCGCCTTCAAATGGTCAAGGATCGTTGGAGCCACCGTGTCGTTAAACCGACAGCCGCTCGTGCGTACGTACAGACTGGTACCTACACCAAGGTAGAACTGACCACAACCATCACCGCTGAGAACGGTATTTTGCTGTCATTGACCGATGAGGAGACCCAAGACCTTCCCCTCGGCACATTTGACTACGACGTTTTTGCCACAATCAATAGCGTTCAGCGACCTGTGGCTCAGGGTACAATTACTGTAGAAGCCCTTAATAGTGTTACGCCCCCGGAGGATAACGTCGCCATGGAAATCCGTTACAAGCAATACACGGATTACCGCCGTAACTTCACTTGGCGTGATGACACCAACACGATCATCACCCTACAGAGCGCCTACATGCAAGCCGTGGATGCGGACGGAGACACCGTTCTAGACCTCCGTTGGTACGCAACTAAACCTTCTGAAGGCACCATAGCCGCTCTCCCAGCCTCACAGCGTGGTTACCTTGCTCCGTACAGTGGCGCTACATTAGAAGTTCATATCTCGGATAAGAACAACGTACCTGTCGGTGAGTACCGTTTTGACCTGCTTGTGCAGGATTCAGCAGGTGACTGGGATCGTCTCGCCACCGGGACTTTGGTTGTTGAAGAGACGGTCGCAAGCCCACCAGCATGAGCACATTCGAAGTATCAAGAGGTAAAACAACCAGTGTTGAAGTTACTCGTACTAAAAATGTAACTACTGTAAACGACTCACTTACAGATGTTATTGAAATACATGATCCCGGTGTCGCTGGTCCTACTGGCGTAAGCGGTCCCACAGGACCAACAGGCGCTACCGGACCTACGGGTTCAGCCTCAACTGTTACAGGTCCAACCGGACCTACTGGCGCTACTGGCGCTACTGGCGCTACTGGTGCGCCTTCCACAGTCACTGGTCCCACGGGTGTTACTGGCCCAACTGGTGCTACTGGTCCTACAGGAGCAACCGGACCCACAGGTTTGACAGGTGCTACGGGACCCACAGGTGCTACGGGCGCTATTGGCGCTACTGGTGCTACAGGGTCTACTGGAGCCATTGGACCAACAGGACCTACGGGGGCGACAGGATTAACTGGGGCTACGGGTCCAACAGGTGCAACTGGAGCCATTGGACCTACGGGGGCGACAGGCTCTACAGGTGCAACGGGTGCTACTGGCTTGACTGGCGCTACTGGCGCTACAGGCAATACTGGACCCACTGGAGCGACGGGTCCGACTGGAGCGACGGGATCAGCATCAACAGTCACGGGACCAACAGGTGCAACTGGAGCAACGGGTGCTACTGGTGCAACTGGACCTACAGGTGCGACTGGCGCAACTGGGGCTACTGGCGCTCAGGGATCAACAGGTGCTACTGGGGCAACTGGAGTAATAGGTCCTACGGGTCCTACGGGTCCGACTGGAGCCACAGGTGCTATTGGTGCTACTGGTCCAACTGGGGCTACTGGTGCCACAGGGTCAGCATCAACAGTCACGGGACCAACTGGGGCGACAGGAGATACTGGACCCACTGGACCCACTGGGTCAGCAGGAAGTAGCGGTCTTTCTTGGACATACAGAATAGGTTTAACTGGTGGCCCGGGAGATAGAGACCCGGGGTTTGACTATATACGCTTTGTTGGAAACGACCCAGATTCAGCCACTCAAATTTTAGTTGATGATAATCCGTTTTTGCTAAATGACATTCATAATGTACTACTGAGCGTTCAAAAAGGCTATCTAACTTTAATAAGTCAAAGTGATCTTGGAACCTACATCACCTATGAAATAAACTCTAGTCAAACTGGTACGGATGGAGATGGTTCTTATGTAATCTTTAATGTAACTAAAATAGATGAAGCCAACTCACTTGTTGATGAAGAATTAGTAACACTTTCAATTTCATTACCGGGACCAACGGGTCCCACGGGGTCTACGGGAGCGACTGGACCAACGGGTGCCACTGGCGCAACAGGACCACAAGGCATTCAAGGTGCTACGGGTCCAACTGGTGCGACAGGTATTCAGGGTGCTACTGGGGCAACTGGTGCTCAGGGACCAACGGGACCAACGGGACCAACTGGTGCAACTGGACTGACGGGAGCAACTGGCAGTACGGGACCCACGGGAGCAACTGGTCCAATTGGCGCTACGGGTCCAATAGGTGCGACTGGCGCAACTGGTGCAACTGGAGATACTGGACCAACGGGACCAACTGGTGCAACCGGACCTACTGGTCCACAAGGAAACTTCGGTGGCATTACTGTTGAATACCTTTTTTCGACTACAACAACAATGTCAGACCCCGGTGATAACTATGTCAGGTTTGATAGCGCAACATATTCCTCGGTAGCACATATAGCAATTGATGACAATCCAAATAATGCAAACATTGACCTGTCATCATTCTTGCAAACAATTGATGATTCAACAAGCACTATTAAAGGCCATGTAAAAGTTTCAAGTAAAGCCGATGCTTCCATATTTGCCTTGTTTACTATTGCTGGCGTTGTTGACTCTTCACCCAATTGGTTTGATGTAACCGTTGCATATGTATCTGGGAATGGAACATTTTCTAACGACGAAGAAATTCTTCTCACCTTCGCTCGTACTGGTGATGTGGGAGCGCAAGGACCAATAGGTGCGACAGGCGCAACTGGTCCGACTGGTGCGACTGGAGCCACTGGTCCAACCGGATCAACTGGCGCTACGGGTCCAACTGGTGCGACAGGTAGTCAAGGACCGACAGGACCAACTGGCTTAACAGGTGCCACTGGTCCAACTGGTCCGACAGGGGCTACGGGTAGTCAAGGACCAACTGGACCCATTGGAGCAACAGGCGATACAGGTCCCACAGGTGCAACGGGAATTCAGGGTCCTACTGGTCCCCAAGGTAGTACGGGACCAACCGGGGCTACTGGAGCAACGGGTGACACTGGCCCAACTGGAGCGCAAGGTCCAACCGGACCTACAGGTGCAACGGGTGCTATTGGATCGACTGGCGCAACGGGTTCAACCGGACCCATGGGTGCTACGGGTCCGACAGGTGCTACTGGCTTAACAGGCGCTACGGGAGACACGGGTCCTACTGGACCCACGGGCGCTCAAGGAATTCAGGGTCCTACGGGTGCAACAGGTGCCACTGGTCTAACTGGTGATACGGGTCCTACTGGTGCTGTAGGCGCTACAGGTCCCACGGGTCCGACAGGCGCTACAGGTGCAACTGGACCCACTGGCGCAACTGGTGCGGCATCTACTGTAACTGGTCCGACTGGGGCTACGGGTCCAACTGGCCCTACCGGGGCTACTGGCTCCGCTACTCTTGATGGCTTAACTGATGTAGCAATCACCGATCCAGAGAAGTATCAAACAATTGTCTATGACGGAAGTGCATGGATAAATGAGTATCCGACTGTTGTCAGCAATGTTAATAACGCCGAAGCAACAACTCTTCAAGTTGGCGAAGTTGTTTACCTGTTTGGTGGAACTGGAAACCACGCATCTGTAAAACGTGCTGATAATGGTTCTGATACAACATCATCAAAAACCGTTGGTGTTATTGCAGAAGCCATTCCTGCTGGTGGAAACGGACCAGTTGTTACCCGTGGATATGTAAACGGTATTAACCTCAGCACGGGATATGCGCTGGGTGATGTTCTTTGGCTTGGCTCTACCGCTGGCACATTTACAAAAACAAAACCAACATCTCCAGACCACCTTGTATTCGTTGGCGTAGTTGTCAAACTTACAAGCAACGGCATTATCTATGTCGCTACGCAAAACGGCTACGAACTTGATGAGTTGCACGATGTATCCATCGTAGATAAAACATCTGGCGATTTCTTAAAGTACAACGGAACACTGTGGGTAAACGATCCCATTAACTTGGGAACAGACACAGTAGGAGATTATGTAGCAACCATTACTGGTGGCACTGGTGTCACTTCAAGTGCCGCAACTTCTGGAGAAGGTACAACACATACCCTGTCAATTGGACAATCAGTTGCCACAACGGATTCACCAACCTTTGCTGGTGTTACAGCGGATAATATTCGTATTGGCATTACTGGTGCTAATGAAATTGACACCAGTAGCGGCAACCTGACAATTGATTCCGCTGGTGGCACAGTAACAATTGATGACAATCTTGTAGTTTCGGGTGATCTAACTGTTAATGGAACCACTACTACTATTAATTCAACAGTTGTATCCATTGATGATTTAACACTTGAATTAGCAAGCACTAATTCTCCTTCGAATTTAACATCTGATGGTGCTGGAGTTGTTGTTAAAGCCACAATCGATAAAACTCTTTTATATAAATATGCTCTTGCCCCAGTTTTTACTGGGTGGGAATCTTCGGAAGACTTTAATCTTGTTTCGGGAAAGTCGTACTACATCAATGGCAATGGTGTCCTCTCCGCTACGACATTAGGTTCTGGTGTTACCGCATCTAGTCTTACATCAGTAGGAACTATTACTTCTGGTACATGGAATGGTTCCATAATCGATGGCACATACGGTGGTACTGGTGTAAACAATGGCGCTAAAACCATAACCATTAGTGGTAACACAACCATCGGATCGAGCACCAACACTGTTGCTTTTGTAACAACGGGTAACACGTCCGTAACCCTCCCCACAACCGGCACTCTTGCCACACTTGCTGGTAGTGAATCACTTACTAACAAGAAACTAGGAAGCCTTACTACCAATGGTTTGGTTACAACTTCTGGTGGCGACGGAACTCTTAGTGTCACTACAACCAGCGCAGGTCTTGCTGGTGTTATTAGTGACGAAACTGGCTCTGGCGCTCTTGTGTTTGGCACATCCCCAGCGATTACAACCTCACTAACCACTCCTAGCGCTACATTTTCTCTTATAAACACAACCGCAACAACAGTTAACTTTGCTGGAGCGGCTACAACCATCAATATCGGTGGTGCTGGTGCTACAACTGCATTTACTGGGTCAATTACGGCAACTGGTTCCATAACTTCTGGTGGACTTGTAAAAAGCAATGGTCGTTTTGACGCTGACGACTCACTTGGGTTTTGGGTTGCGAGAGACAATGACGGGACGGTTTTGTTCCGTGCCGATACCACTGACACGGTTTACAACGATGTCATAACAGGTCGTGCTGTAATCATTAACACTGCTGGAACTTTAGGTACAGCGTCTTCAACAATCAGAAGAAAAACTGAAGTTTCAAATTACACATTTGATACTGAGTCAGTGCTGGGTTTACAACCTGTCAAATTTAAATATAAATCAGAGTTTCGTAGTGAAGACGACGACGAAAATTGGCAGTACGGTTTTATTGCGGAACAAGCATTGGAAGCAGGAGTTCCTGAATTGGTCGGGCTTGACGAAAATGGAATACCTGATTACTTTGCTTATGAACGCCTTTGCGTAGCCCAACAGCAGGTAATTAGAGAACTCTGGGCTAAGGTTGAAGCACTTGAGGCCCGGTTAGCATAATAGGAACAATATGAAAATTGCGGTTTATACAATCGCTAAAAACGAAGAACAGTTTGTCAAGCGCTGGGCCAATTCATGTCGGGATGCAGATTTCAGATTAATTCTTGATACTGGCTCAACTGACGGAACAATGGTTGAAGCACTCAATTGCGGTGTCAATGTAAGCAAGGAAGTGTTCAACCCTTGGCGCTTTGATGTTGCTCGCAACAAAGCACTGAGCCTCATCCCGGATGATATTGACATCTGTATTGCTTTAGATATGGATGAAGTCCTACAAGAAGGATGGAGAGAGTGTCTAGAGGCAATGCCTAAAGAGACAACCCGTCCACGCTATAAGTATGTCTGGTCGTGGAACGATGATGGGTCTGAAGGATTAGTTTATGGTGGAGACAAAATCCACGCACGTCATGGTTATATCTGGAAGCATCCAGTTCACGAAGTCCTTTATCCAGTCACACAAGAAATACAAAATTGGTGTGGATTAATAATCCATCATCATCCAGATTCTTCAAAATCAAGAAGTCAGTATTTTCCCTTGCTTGAACTGGCAGTAGAGGAAGACCCAAATAATGATAGAAACAGATATTATTTAGGGCGAGAATACTTTTTTCATGGAATGAATGACAAAGCAGTTGAGCAATTCAACCGCTATTTGGAATTGGCAAATTGGACCCCAGAGCGAGCCTCTGCCTATAGGTATCTTTACAAAATAACCAAAGACGAAAAATACCTTTGGATGGCAGTTGCCGAAGATCGCAACAGACGAGAAACATGGGTTTTACTAAGCCAGCATTTTTATGAATGTGCTGATTGGGAATCCTGTAAGTATTTTGCAAGTAGGGCTTTGAGAATTACTACAAAGCCAATGGATTATCTTTGCGAGTCAGACTCATGGAGTTGGTTGCCGCATGACCTTTTAGCAATTGCTTCATATCGTCTTGGGGAATTCTCGGCGGCTTTTGAAAATGGAAAACTTGCTCTTTCTCATAACCAAAACGACCAGAGACTTTCTTCAAACCTTAAGTTCTATGAAGATTCCTTAAAATAATAATAATTTATCCTATACTTTCAACAAGGTTAGAATCGTCGGAAACTAGATAGGAGAATGAAATGTCTAGACCATACACAGGAAATATATATGCATCATTACTGTAGCCCACAGGTATATCGTGCCCTTGTAACACACGCAGATTCAACTACTGGTGAGATACGGGTAAAGATTCCTTCTTTTACTGGGGTAGAATCCGAAGTGCCTATTTCTTACATTGGTCGTAAAAAGAAAGACGGAGTCTGGATTGTGCCCGATGTCAATGAGCAGATCGTTGTCGCATCCGATGACGCAAACCTGACCAACGTATTCTGGTTGCTCGTCGGTGGTGGGGACTGCAACTGCCACCAGCCCTGAGCCACTGGCTATAATGGACCAGTAACTTTACCCAAGGAGTAATGATGGCTCGTCCATACACCGGAAACGCAGACGCACCAGCAACGGGCACCCGTCCCGGTCTGAATGGCTTTATCAAAGCCGCTACCGAAAAGCGTAAGACCCTTGTTGGAGATGTTTCGTTTTGGGGTTTGACCAACATCGGTACCTTTGTAAACCGTCTCATGCGCTCGGCACCTGCCGGAATTACCCCTTCGTCACCTGACTACAAGAAGTGGGTTTCGGTTCACGCCACTGGTCGTGCAGTAGACCTTGGTTGGACTGATCGTGCCAAGGCTGAGGATTTCATCAAGTTCCTTGAGAAGCATGCAGATGCCCTCGGCATTGAAGAGATTCACGACTACTTCTACGCTGGCCCTGCTGGACAGTGGGGACGTGGATGGCGTTGTAACCGCAACGGCGTTGCTGGTTGGAAGATTTACGACGCCAATGACAACGCTGGCACCCCCGGTGGTCAGTGGGTCCACGTTGAGATTTCCCCTGCGATGGCGGCTGACGAAAAGAAAGCCTATGATATCTTCAAGGCTGAGTTCGAGAAGTACCTAGGTCAAAAGAAGGTAGAAGATTACCTCAAAGGTCTTGCTGAAGAAGCGAAGAAGAAAGCCGCTGAGGAAAACAAACTTTCTAAAGAAGAAAAAGAACTTCGCAAGAAGAACCGTGCCGCCGCTGAAAAGGCCCTAAAAGAAAAGAAGTAATCATGCAAGTTGATCCACAAAAAGTAATACAACAACTCTCAAACGAAGTTTCTCGTTTAACAATGGAGTTGGCGATTGCACGTGCCGCTATCGAACAGATTCAAGCACGTACAACCACTGTTGCATCAGATGTTGCGTACACCGAAGGCGACGACGACCTCTAAGCAGGAGATATGGCTCCACCAAACAACACAGGAAGACGTGTCTTAGGTAGGAGCCTGTCTGAACTTATAGCCGAGCAGGAAGAGCGCATTCAAAACACTGGACCTGCTGTAGAACTGCCGGGTCCATCTGAAACGGAGTATCTCGAACGGGTTACACCGGACAGTGACCCAGCGATGTACGGTCAAGGACCGGACCGTAGCACACGTGTTCAGATGCATTATTTTGAGCCAAACTACCTTTTGTCGGACTACGAAAAGGCCGCACAAGGACAAGAACCAACAGTCATCAAAGGAACTGTGTACATACAATTCTGGAAGAAAAACAGTATGTATGCCTACACAAACGTACCAAAGGATATTTACGATGCATTCGCCAGATCAAACTCCAAAGGGCACTTCATCAATACCACTCTCAACCAGTTCAACTACTTTAAGACAACTAGCACTGGAAGAAGCGAGCAGGGTAAATACAGCGGAACCGATGAACTATCTAAGTACTTTGAAGGTAACTACGCAGATGCGGAAAGGTCATACTCTAAGCCTCTATTTGGCCCGAGTGACAACTACTAAAACCTTTGCGTATCTATCTTTATCGTTGTTTTTAATTTCTACTCTCGCTGTACTTATTAGTCTGTTTGTCGCATGGCATATTGTCCTAGTGTCGTTAGTTGTTTCCTTGGCATCTGGTTATTTTGTTTTTAAAGACACCATGAACAAACTCCAGTCCATTGGGCCTTTCTACTGGATCACTCGTGACTTCACTGCACCAAATCATCCAGTTATAGCAAAAGGTTTTATGAGGGAAACGGCATCTCCATGGAGAATGGGAACTGGCGTTCAAATCAAACTTCGTAAACACAGTTTTCAATTTGGTGTTTGCAATAAACCCCAAGCAGGCGAAGAAAGAAACCTATTAACTATGCTTGATGGTCATTACATGGACACCCCTCCATCTGAACTAAGGGATTGGAAAAGATGATCTGGAGACGCAACGAAGTTCAAAAGATAGAGATACCACCACGCATCAAGAGGCTGGACACGGCTTCTCTTTTATCGTGGGTTGATACAACCATCATGCATTTTGGTGCCTCATTTGACGCATGGCGTTATCACGATCAGCCCATAGACGACGTTCAGGATTCACTGGACGCACTGGTTGCACTTTGGGACGAAATTAAATCACGACAAAGTTGACACAGCACTTAGTCATCGATACCATTACTCCACTTACATGTCGAAAGGATACAACATGAATAAAAAGAACTACTCCGTAGACCTCTCAATTGGTCCACTAACACACGAAGATTCTCGTCTTATTTACAAGTTAAATGACCTGAGCAATGCGTTTGGTGGCATGACCGTAGTGCGCCCCTCACACAATGAGGATGAGGTTTATATCAGGGTTTCAGAACTTGATTACCTGATAAACCGCTTGGAGTTTGTTGCTATGGAATACCAAGACGGTTCTTCAGAAGGGGTTATCCCTTCCCCCTTCTGAGCCTTGGGTGACTGGTTCCTCCTTAATTTGTCACCACCCAAGGTGAGCGCCGGACCTTACGGTTGTGGTCCGGCGCTCTTTCTTTTATCAGGTTAAACTTGTTGTGTGCTCACAGATGACCAACAATTAGAGGCAAATGAACTTGAAGACATCCAAGAAGAATTGGATGAGACTTCTGCTGAGTTCATAGATCAACTAGTTAAACGGTGCATAATCTTTACAGAGGAATTCTGTGACATTGAGTTGTTTCCGTACCAGATTCCCATCGCTTACCGTCTCATAGAGTCCATCATCTTGGGCGACGGTGAAGAAATGACAGTGGTTGCGACCCGTCAGTCCGGTAAATCGGAAGTGCTTTCCAAGGTTCTGGCGTCAATGATGGTGCTACTGCCACGTCTGTCCAAGGTGTACCCAACGTGGTTGGGCAAATTCTCTAAGGGTTTTTGGGTCGGCGTATTTGCCCCTGTTGAAGAGCAGGCAGACACCGTCTTTGGTCGTATCGTGACCGCACTAACCAATGAGCATGCGGTTGAATTCCTTCTTGACCCCGAGATCGACGACAAGGCTGATTCAGGAGGTTCCCGTGGCAAGGGCAAACTCATCACGCTCCGTAAGTCAGGTTCACTCTGCCGTATGCAGACATGTAACCCGAAAGCCAAGATCGAATCTAAGACCTACCACTTTGTCCTCGTGGATGAGGCACAAGAAGCCGACGAGGTAATGATTACCAAATCCATCAAGCCGATGCTGGCGTTTAATAACGGCTCCATTTGTTTGACGGGAACGGCAAACCGTCAGAAGTCCTATTTCTACCGCATGATCCAATACAACAAGAGGCGGATGGTAAACAATAAGCGCCTCCGGTCATGTCACTTTGAGTACGACTGGAAGACCGCCGCCAAGTACAACGACAACTACGCCAAGTTCATTGCTAAAGAAAAACTACGTATTGGCGAAGACTCAGACGAGTTCCAGATGTCTTATTGTAATAAGTTCATCCTTGAAAAGGGTATGTTCGTCACCGAAGAACGCATGGAGCGCATGTATGACCCGTCCATGGGATTAGTCAAACAATGGTGGCGCACTCCAATTGTGGTTGGTGTGGACGTCGCCCGTGCTACGGACTCAACGGTCGTCACAGCCGTATGGGTGGACTGGGATCATCAAGACCCCTTTGGTTTCTATGAACACCGTGTTCTCAACTGGTTAGAAATCAACAACGAAGAGTGGGAATCGCAGTATTTTCAAATAATAGATTTCATCCGCAATTACGATGTACTTCGTATGGGTGTGGACGCCCAAGGTGTTGGTGGAGCCGTAGCGGAGCGCCTTCAGTTGCTCCTTCCAGACATTGAAGTAATTGCTGTATCGTCAGACGCCAAAGCACAACATGAACGATGGGTTCATTTGACGGAGTTGATTCAAAGAGATCAACTCATTATTCCGGGTCATTCAAAAGCACGGCGTGTAAGGACTTGGAAAAAGTTCAATCAACAAATGGCTGATCTAGAAAAAGTATATAAAGGTCCATACTTGCTTGCCGCCGCCCCAAATGAAAAGGGCGCATTCGACGACTTCCCAGACAGCCTAGCCATCGCCTGTGCAATGACCTTCCATGAGGTTATGCCCTCCATTACGGTGGCAGACAATCCGTTCTATCGTTAGAAACGTGATAAAGTTAATACATAAGTATCCGTCCCCTATTTGGAGGATTTAAGTGCCAATTTCACCAGCACCCATGTTTCCTGAAAAGTCACCCACTGTCTTTGAGCGTTCGCTTGCCCCAAGCATCCCAATGAACAAGGGTCCTCTTCGTTTTGAAGAGGGTGTGGCTACCGACACCGACGTTCCTAACGATTTCGCTAAGGGCGCCTATGACGACACCGCTCCATACGGTCGCATGAACCACAACAACCCGGAGATGTTCTACAAGCACCCAATGGACACCATGCGTGAACGTGCCCATGTTGGTGCGGCATCGTGGATTGAGGCTCCGAGCGTTCTTTCTGAATTCGTTCAGGGTTCTATGGCTGGAGACAACATGCCGTTCTTCGAGCACGAGTGGAACACTGGCGGCAAGATGAACCGCCCGAACCCAACCGTAGTCTACGACTGATCATGGAAGGCGGAGATGCAACCGCCTCTACCGACGCACCGAGTGCTGAGGGATCAGATAACGAGGGTCTGACCTCTACGTCTTCTGGCATACCCGTAGCACCTGTGTATTCAGGTTTTGGTATGGGTTATAACTTTTCTTCGGTCTACCGTTCTCGCCGTAAGGAGTTCCGAGACAGTACTCAAGCCCAACGCCCCGTTGATTACGGTGAATACACAAACCCTTATGCCGACACCCTACGTGGTCCGGCTGGTCGTGTTATGCGCCGCAATCTGTCAGGAATTGGTGAGGTTTATACCGATCCTTTGGACAACTTCAAAGCGCAACCCAACAAAATGGACCGTAAGCCTCCTGCGGTAAGGCGCCCCTCACGTCCCGTCGATACTGGTCGTATGCGTAAGAAGGGTCTTTCGGCATACAACAAATCTAATCCTGCGAATGAGGATGGTATCTGATGGACATGGAAGAAAGAGAAAGTGGTCTCGTTGTTCCAAAGGGGATAAGTTATACACCTAAAACTGTGCATCCTCCAAAGGGACAATCCCTTATAGGCATACAAGGTAAGTCTCTACACCCACTCCAATTTTCAACCATGGTTCGTAATATTGAACATCAAGTCCGTTCTGCAAGCGATGAAGATATTGCGTCGGGTATGGTGTGGTATCCCAAAGGACAGGAAATTGCAGGAAACACTGGCCGTGGCGATGTTCGTATGGGAGCCGGAATCATTGCGGCTTTAAGTCCTCAAAAGCGGTGGGATTTAAATATAAAAATTGCTGAAGATATGATGCGTACCGGAAAAGCCGGACACACAGCACAGCAAGTTTCGCAAGCACGACGCATTCGTGAAGGTGAAGACCCAAGCGCTGTGCTACCAATGACTAAAAAAACTGGTCACTTTTACAGAAACTTGTATAACCCATCTGATCCAGAACCAGTAACCATTGATCGTCACGCACACGCTTCCGCAGTTAACAAACGAGCGGTATCTGTTGGCGGTGAAGAACCAGATTTAGGTCTTCAAACCATTGGTCGATACAATACATTTGTAAATGCCCACGTTGCCGCAACTCACCGTTTGGCAGATATGGGAGTTACTATCCCAAACCAAACACAAGCCATTGCGTGGGTCAACTGGCGCCGTCAACACGGTATCGTCGATTGATATGTCTCCTGAACTCGCATCCATCATTGTTGCTCTGATCACCACTTTTGGTGGTCTTTCGGTTAAAGCCTTCATAAACATGAAGAAGCAAAACTCTGCCGACCACGGAAAAGTGATGAAAAAACTAGATGATCTTACTGAATCGGTTGACAAAGTATCCGACCGCTTGAACGATCACATCGACTGGCACATAAAGAAATAGTCTGTTACCATAATCTTGTTCATATTCATGGTGGCATCCATGATTAGGAAAAGATTGGAAACATGGATAAAGAGATTAAAACGTCTCTGCTGGATGATTTAACCAATCCACGAGCAGACAAAGACACAATTAGTTGCAAACTAATGAGAATCCGCTCCAAAATGGGAGAAGCCGAACAGGAAGCCTTGGACAGGGCACTCGTTGCTATCAAGCACGACGAGGGTAACGGTAAGTCCAAAACCTACAGCACCGCATGGCTTTGTGGCGTCCTCAAAAAGCATGGACATACAATCAGCACCAGCAGTGTTCAACGTCACATGAACGGTGGTTGTGGTTGTGAGTGAACTTGCGGCAAGCCTTTCCTCACCTCCAGAAACAAAAACTAAGACACTAGGCAAACTCGCTGAACTCTTAGAGCGTCAGAACATCAGCATCGAAGAAGTTGGTGAGATCAAGCGTGTATCTCTTTACCAGTCACTGACCAAGAACGAGGAAGGTGACGCTGAGATTCACGATCTCATGGGTATCCAGTTCTCACCAGCATGGGAAACCGGACCAGAGTGGAACCCTGTTCATCAAGGTCCGGCAATCAAACTTCCTAAAGTAACTGTAAAGTCCACCATCTCTGAGTGGAAGAAGTGCTTGGTTTTGCCAGACATTCAGGCTGGATACTTCCGTGCGATGGACGGAACCTTGGTTTCTACTCATGACGAGAATGCCATTGACTTTGCAATCAGTATTGCTAAACAAGAAAAACCAGACATCATTGCCCTCAACGGAGACAACGCCGACCTACCGGAGTTTGGTAAATACCGTTTGAGTCCAGCGTTTGCGCTCACCACACAAGCAACAATTGACTACCTAACCACATTGTGTGCTCGTCTACGTGATGCGGCTCCTAATGCTCGAATCGTTTGGTTGGAAGGCAACCACGAGGCTCGTTTGACCAACTACATCTTGGACAATGCCAAGGCGTCTTTTGGTTTGAAGCGTGGTAACACTCCTGACTCGTGGCCCGTGTTGAGCCTCCCATTCCTCTGCCGTTTTGACGACTTTGGTGTGGAGTATCTCCCCGGCTACCCAGCGAGTCAGTTCTGGCTCAATAACCGCATCAAGATCATTCATGGAAGCAAGGTTGCCTCTAACGGTTCTACTGCTCACAAGTACCTAGCAACTGAGAAGACATCAGTGGTCTACGGTCACATCCACCGCCGTGAGTGGGCGGAGCGCACCCGTCAAGATTGGGATGGTGCCAAGACCATCGCCGCTATCTCATTCGGATGTCTTGCCCGTGTAGACGGTGCTGTACCGTCAACCAAGGGTGGTATTGACCTAGATGGTCGCCCCATTACCTGCGTAGAGGACTGGCAACAGGGTCTCGGAATTATCCATTACCAAGAAGGTGAAGGACCTTTTCACCCAGAGATGCTTTGTATACATGACGGTAAGATGTTCTATAAGGGCAAAGTCTTCGGTTCCTAATGACTACTCTCGTGGCGGTTCAAGGGGATGGTTTTGTTGTTGTAGGGTGTGACACCCGTATCTCCTACACAGACGAATCTGGAGTTCCGTACCAGATCATGTCCATGGCTTCTGGAACCAGCAAGGTCGCTCTAAACGGTAAATACCTGTTGGGTGCCGCTGGTGACATGAGGGCAATAAATATTCTGCACCATGTATTTCAACCACCAGTACCACCGCCTAACACCAAGGGTAAGAAACTGGACGCTTTTATCGCTAACAAGTTTGTTCCGTCTTTACGGAGTTGTTTTGATTCTCAGGGGTACTCTCCACCAGACGGTAAGGAAGACAAAGATCACATGGCGCAACACAACTCGTCGGTGTTGGTCGTTGTAAACAAACACATCTATCTAATTGACGGGGACTATTCATGGACCCCCGACGCCTCTGGTGTATACGCCACCGGATCGGGGTCTATGTACGCTTTAGGGGCGCTATCTTCGATGATTGGTACTAAGAAGCCACAGCAGTCTCAAATCAAAACAGCGGTCCTTAAAGCGCTTCAAATTGCGTCAAAGTTTGACCCATTCACAGGTGCTCCTTTTAACACATTTATACAAACCTAGTATTATTGGTTAGTAACCGATTTAGGAGTTGTAATGAGCACAGGTTCACAGGTCACCGACCAGACTATTAAAGGCGTTGTTATCGGCGCCGTTGCATACTTTCTTGCCAAGGGCAATGTTGACCCAGCAATCCAAGCATCTATCATCCCCGTAATCACCGCTGGTCTTGCTTACGCCAGCACCAAGGTTGGTGACAAGGACGTCGCTTCTTTCATCACCAAGATCGCCGCTGAAGCCCCTAAAGTTATTGCAGAAGTTGAAAAAGAAGTAGCCAAGCAGAAAACAGCCGCTAAAAAGCCAGCCGCTAAAAAGAAGGCGTAACAATGGCAAAGAGGAAGTACGACCCCTCTAAGGTTGTTGAAGAGACGGTAAAAGGTACCGGCTACACGGTACAACCAATGACAGGGGATGTCCCAACAACGGGAACTATGGTTTCAATCCCCGGTAACGAAGAACCAGTTCCGGTAAGTAAGTTGAATACGGGAGTTGTATCTAGTTTTGTTGAGGCTCCTTCTCGTTCAAAACTGTTTAAAGACACCACCAACTTCTTGGGTACTTGGAGATCATCTGACTACGGCTTAGGAGAAGATGTCGGAGTTTTAGACGTCTCTAAGAACTTTCCAGATACCCCGGAAGGTTCACAACAGGCTCGTAAAGCCGCTATGAGCGGAGACCAATGGGCTGTGTGGAACATCGACCGTGGTGTAACAGAAGCAAATTTAGGTAAGCCTGATGTGCGAGAAAAGATGCTTGGTCACGGTATTGAAATCGATGAAACACCAGAGGAGTACGTTTCATCAACCGACCCCGTAGGTACGCACGTGTCATACGGGTATCTAACTAAACCACGACACACCTACACCGAGGGCGGAAGGCGTGTACTTGAAGCAGGCGCTGGTCAAGGAATGTTCCTCTTTCCGGGAACCGTAGAAAACATTGATGAAACTGAACAAAAGCGCCAGCAGTCTCTAGGCGAGATGAAACAAAAAGCAAGTGAAAAGCGCAAAGCAAGTAAAGAACAAAAGAATACAAAAACGACAATGGCATCCCGTCAGTCACCACTTTTCGGCTAATATTCTGTGGGATACAATTTAAACACCCCTTAGTGCACCAAGGATTACACATTCATGGCTATTGACTTTTGGTCACCATCATATAGAGCATCTTCCAGTGACCTAACTGTTGCCATTTCACCCCTTGGCCTAGTCGAACTTGCCGACGAAGAGTTTGAGGTTCATGGTCCTCGCCTCAACCGTTATTCAGCGGCTTGGGCTTGGTACTTGGGGCATCACTGGTCGTATCGCCGTGAGATGGGTGAATCACAGTTCTACATGAACTATGTCCGTACCCTATCGGACTACATCACTAACTTTTGTTTTGGTAAAGGCGTACAGTTCCGTACTCCAGAGCAGAACTCAGCAATCATTCCACACCTCCTCCATAACGTCTGGGAAGTTGACAACAATAAGCATTACGTATTGTGGGAAATGGGTCAGTTGGCTTCTGTAACTGGCGACTGCTTTGTCAAGGTTGCTTATGAGGAACCATACGTGGACAGCATCGGTCTTGGTCACGAGGGGCGCATTCGTGTTATTCCTCTTAACCCAGCGCACTGCTTCCCTGAGTACCATCCTCATGACCGTGATCGTCTTCTTCGCTTCAAACTTAAATACCGTTTCTGGGGTACCTCTCCAGAAGGAACACGTCAGGTTTACACCTTTACAGAAATCTTGTCAGAGGACTTGGTTCAGCAGTTTATTAACGACGAGTTGATTGACGAGTATCCAAATGCCATCGGCACAATCCCAGTAGTTCACATTCCTAATACAACAATCTCATCGTCTCCTTGGGGACAAAGCGACGTTTGGGACATCATTCCTTTGAACCGTGAACTCAATGAAAAGATGCTCGAAGTATCAGACATCATCAACTACCACGCCGCACCTGTGACCATCATTACTGGCGCTAAGGCAAGCCAGTTGGAGCGTGGACCTAAGAAGGTTTGGGCTGGTCTTCCAAAAGATGCAAGCGTTTTTAACCTTGAATCTAAGGGCAACATGGCTGGCGCCTTGGAGTATGTAAGTTTCTTAAAGCGCACAATGCACGAGGTCACTGGAGTCCCAGAGACCGCTCTTGGGCAATTCCAGCCTGTTTCTAATACTTCTGGTGTGGCATTGGCTATTCAATATCAGCCTTTGATGAACCGCTACATGATGAAGAAAATCCACTTCACAAAAGGTCTAGAAAGAATCAACGAGATCATTATTCGCACTGCGGCTATTTTCAAACCAGAAATGTTGCAGTACAACCCAATGATCGCCGCTCCACCGGAGCCTGATCAGTTGACCCAATTGGACCCTCGTGATCCATTGATCTACAGAACAGAAATTCACTGGCCCGAGCCTTTGCCTGTTGATGTGCTTATCAAACTCAATGAAGTGCAAGCAAAGATGGCTATTGGTCTTGAGTCAAAGCGTGGTGCACTGCGCTTGCTTGGTGAAGAATTCCCGAACGAAAAGATGCTTGAAATCTTTGAAGAACTCCGTGACGATGCACTTGATCAAGGCGCCCTTGACATGCTTCGAGCACAGATACAGATGGCAGTTATGATGACCACCGGAATGCTTCCTGACGGCGCTCAGCCAGCAGGTCCAGAAAGTGGTAATGTAACACCAGCCGGAGAGGGAGACCCTAATCAAGGTCCACTCCCCGGAACTGGGGCACTACCCCAAATTGAAGAAAACTTGATGAACCAAATTGTCTCAAAGGCATACGGTGCTAGGTTCGCCCAGCGACGTGTACCTAACGAAGAATAAAACATTAACTATAAGAGTCCGTAATAGTTCAACTAAGTGAGGTAATCACATGGCTAAGACCAACGTCCCCGAAGGGGACATCGTTATCGTTCCTGCTTTTGAGCAGGGGCATGAAGAAGTAACAAATCCACAGCCAAAGGGCAAGATTTTTACTGAAGATGAGGTGGAGAGAATCCGCCAACAGGAAAAGGACAAACTCTACAAGCGCATTGAAGAGGCTGACGTCCGTGTTAAAAGCATGGAAGAGCAGATGTCAGAACTTACTGCTGAGCGTGAAGCCGCTCGTAAAGAAGCCGATGAAAAGGCTCGTACGGAGCAGGAACTCATCCGCCAGCGTGAAGAGCAGGAAATGAGCGCTAAGGAACTTCTTCTTAAGCGTGAAGAAGAATTCAATTCAAAATTAGAGTCAATTGATCAGGACTACCGCCGTCGTTTCGAGGAAATCGAATCACAGCGGACCCAGCAAGAAGCATTGCTGGAAAAAGAACGCCGACTTCAGGAGTTGAACTCCTACACAGGTCGTCGTATGGCTGAAGAACAGGAGAACATCATCCCAGAACTGATTGATTTGGTTTCGGGTAACACGGAAGAAGAGATTGAGAATTCAATCGCAGTACTTCGTGAACGTAGTTCTGCTATTATTGAGTCTATCCAACAGGCGACCCAGCAACAGCAAGGTCGTTTGAGGGGAGTGTCACCAACGGCACCCCCTATTGGGCCAATGGAAACTCAAACGGAATACCAAACTCTGACAGCGGATGATATCCGCAATATGCCGATGGATCAGTATGTAAAGATGCGAGACAGGCTCCTGCAATCACGACCCAATAGAGGTCGTTTCTAAACCCACCACAATCCCTAATCACGGAGGATAATAACCATGGCCCTTCCCGGTCCCGTAGGAGGTACCATCACTGGTGCAGACTTGTCGGCTATCAGCACGACAGGCTACACAAGCGATGCAACCCTCTCCCCAGCAATTCAGACCATTTGGTCTAAGGAAATCCTGTTCCAAGCGATGCCAATTCTTCGCTTTGAGCAGTTCGCAGTTAAGAAGACTGAACTTGGCGTTATGCCGGGTCTCACAATCAACTTCATGCGTTACAGCAACCTCACGGTTGATCAGTCGGTTGGTGCCGAACTGACCGAAGGTGTTCGTATGGAGCCTGTGGCACTCAGCGCCAGCCAGATTCAGATCACCGTCAAGGAACAGGGTCAGGCTGTTGCCGTCACCGAACTGTTGCTCAATGCATCGTTCGACGACGTCATGGCTTCGGCTTCACGTCTCCTCGGTCGTCACATGGCACAAAGCATGGACATTCAGGCTCGTAACACCCTCTACAAGGCTGGTGTTCCGTTCTCTGGTGGTGCGGCTGTTGCTCCGAGCGTTGTGTTCGGTCGCACTGCGGCGGCAAGCCGTGGCTCCATCAGCCCATACGACGCTGGAACCCTCGGTTCTGCTTCGGCTCCCGGCTACCTCTCGCCTGCGGCTGTTAAGGACGCAGTTGAGGTTCTCGCCAGCCAGAACATCCCACGTCTCGGTGACACCTATGTCTGCTTCGTACACCCGGCACAGGCACGTTCACTCCGTGACTGGCCTGAGTTCATCGAAGTCACGAAGTACGCCGCTCCCGGCAACTTCATGCTCGGTGAAATCGGTCGTCTCTATGACGTCGTGTTCATCGAAACCACTCAGGTGGCAAAGGGTCTTGACGCAACAGCGAGCACCGCTCCGCTGTACGGTCTTGGCTCGGACCTTGACACCAGTGGTTCAGCAGGCTTCCAAGAGAACGCCAACGCCTACAACGCAATCATGATCGGTGACAATGCCTTTGGTCAGGCAATTGCCCTCCCGGTTGAACTGCGTGACGGCGGTGTGATCGACTTCGGTCGTGAGCATGGTCTCTCGTGGTACGCAATCTGGGGCTTCGGTGTAATCACCCACGAGTCCCGTGTCATCATGAACACTCTCGGTGGCGCAATTTCCTGATTCTAGGAAATGCTAGTGTTATGGGGGTGGTCCTCGGGCCACCCCCATTGCCACATTTAAAACTTAATTTAAGGAGAACCAAATGGCAAAGAACACCGCAAAAGCAATGTTCGCAGAACCAGTAGAAGACGAAGAGACCATTGCGGTCCCGGCTCAAGCCGTAACGTCTGGCAACAAGCGAGCACGAATCAAAGGCTCATGGGTCATGCACTGGGGCGGAAAGAACTACCCCTTCGAAGACGGCAAGACCTATGTCATCCCGGAAGACCTTTTCCACCACCTCAAGGCATACGGGAACATTTACGACACTCTCTGATAGATAGGTAGGCGATGGCTAAATCAAAGAAACCCGATTCTGGTCCACCGGAAGAGCCTACAGATGAACCTCAGTTTGATTCCTTTGGCACACCAACGCCAGAAGGTTTTACTAAATGCGAAGCCGTAGACAACAATACGGTTATTTGGCATAACGTCGTTTATACCCTAGAAAAAGAAAGCATCTATACTTTACCTACGGATTTGTTTGAGTTTTTAAACAAATCAAAAATGGTTCGCCCCGTAGGAGTCTAAAGTGAGTTTTAACATCCCTAACGCCGTTGAGTTCGGCGTGAATATTAGAGCGCTTGACCAATCCGAGCCGGACTCAGTTGATTTTCAAATCCTTGGTAACCGCTCATCCGGTGTACTTTCTGGTGGCGCAACAACCACAGTAGTGGCTGGGTCTGGTGGCGGTTATCTAGATATCACACTGAGTGCTGTTGAGTTTGTATTTCAGGGCGCATACAAATCTGTGTCTGGAGCGACCGTAACTATTGACGCCGCTGAAGCCAGTCCTCGTTTTGATCTTGTTTGTGTAAACGCTTCAACTTTAGCCTTTCAAATTGCTAAAGGAACATCCAGTGCCACGAATGCCATATTCCCTGCTATACCATCCAACTGTGTAGTTCTTCACGCTGTTTTTGTTCGTAGCGCAGAGTCTCCTAGTGCCTTACTAGTTGTAGACAAGCGTGTTCTCATATCTAACCCCACAATTAAAACTGGCACTGCCTTTCCTACGGGTGGTTCTCAAGGAGAGTTTTACCTACGAACTGGGTTCTCTGAAGCCACTGCTCAATCGGCTTTGCATTTCCGTAATGACACAGGGTGGGAAACACTCGGCACATACGACCCACTAACCCTTACACCTGTTGGTGCAATCGTTGCGTGGCCTGTGTCGGCGGTACCAACTAGGTGGTTGGAGTGTAACGGTCAGGCTGTAAGCCGCACCACGTATGCTTCTTTGTACGCCCTTTTAGGGACCACTTTTGGAGTTGGCGACAACTCCACAACTTTTAATTTGCCAAACTATAACGGTTATTACCTAGTAGGTGGTTCCCCGACCAACGCCTCTTCCGGTGCGGCTACTGCAACTTTGACTACTAGCAATTTGCCCTCCCATAGCCATGACTTGTCGGCATACAACGCTCATACACATACTTGGTCTGAGGCTGGGCACACACATACAAATACGGCTCATAACCATACTCAGAACGCCCACTCTCATACAGACAGCCATACGCACAATACAAATATTGTGCATGACCACGACGTTACTGAGACAGCCCACGATCACGGGATGCAACATTACCACCGTACTCAAGGTAATACGGGTAGTGGTGGCACACACTCTCATAGCATTTACTATGGCACCCCCTCTGACTCAAGTGCCCCAAGAATTGGCTATACATGGCTAGTAGCAACTGATACTTCCACTACGTCATCGGCAGGTTCCCACAACCACACTATTGATTTGTTCTCTGGTGGCGCAAAAACTTCAGCAGACATTTTTGGCAGTGACAAGACCGAAACCGGAACACGTAAGACATTCTTAAGTGTTGACTCCACTGGAACTAATAACAAGACATCTGGTGCTCGTAGCGTTGGTTCCGTAGATTCTGCCACCGCTACAAACAACTCGGCATCGATAACAATTGACTCAAGCGCACTTAGTGGTACTACAGCGGCATCTGGTTTGACATCTCCAGTAACTAATAGCACCGGAGGAGGAACTTCATTCTCTATCCTGCCCCCGTCGTACCCCGTTCGCTGGATTATCAAGGCAGAACAATGACTCGTCAACTACCTTTACCAACGGGTGGTGTTGATGATATAAAACGTGTTCGACGGGTATATGTACACCGCCATCGTGAAGAACAATCGCAAGTCAACCAGCCCTCCCAAGACACCGTTCCGGGCGAAGGTTCAGGAGACCAGTAAAATAGTATTATGGCTCACGTAACGACAAGCACCCCACTAGCACGAATTGTTGAAGTGGCACGGAACTACCTTCGTGACTTTCCAAAGTTCTTTCAAACCAGTTTTGATGGTCTAGGACGTACTTATGAATTGGGACAGCCAAATATTGATTCAACGACGCTATGGATTGCCACCACATCGGGAGCAAGCGCCACAGAATTAACCTCCACTCAGTACTCTTTAGATGCTCGTAATGGCATTTTAAGACTCAACTCCACCCCAGCGTCAGGCGCAAAGATCATGGTTGAGGGTTATTACTACGAGTGGGTTCTGCCAGCAGACCTTGAGTTCTACGCCCAACGCTCCATCAACTATCACCAGAATACGATCAAATACGACCTTTCCTCTGTCACCCCTGCGGTCATTGATGTCGTGGGCTTAGGCGCCCTTGTAGAGGCTCTACAGGCGCTTATGACGGAGTATGCACGAGACATCGACGTAATGACCTCAGAATCAATCCACATACCGGGGTCACAGCGTTACCGCATGCTTCAGGGTCTAGTACAAATGTGGGACGCTGAGTACAGGCGACACGCAAACAACCTGAACATCGGTCCTGAGAAAATCGATACCTTTAACCTGCGCCGTATCTCTAGGACAACCAACCGTTATGTTCCCCTCTACCTTGGTAAGGAAATCGGAGAGTACGGACCAATGGAGCGCATATTCATTGACGCCGAATCTGGTCATATCCAAATTGAAGATGAGAGCGAAACATTACGTGACGATGTTTATATTGACACGTCTCCCCCGACTGGTATTACTACGAATGCGTTCTACTGATGGATGTACGGAGAGAATTAAATAACATTCGTAAACACTATCGAGAGTATCACCGAGATTACGGTGAATCGATAGTTTGGTTTGAGTACCTAGCCCGTACCTCTCCAGCCAGCGCTGGTTCCATTTACGATGACGTCTATGACGAGGGCACCGAAGGCGCCAGTGGACGTAGGTACAGAGACGGGATTGTATTGCCTGTTCTTATGATTGCTGAAAACGAAGATCAGCGACGTGCTATCCCCGAAGGTCGACAGACGGTTCAGTTGACCAACTTTGTGGCGTCGTTAGATGACTGGAGACGGGCTGGAGTTACTGACCCATACGAATACAGGCACCATTTAAACGACATGTTCCTGTACGACGGTAGATACTTCAACATAGCCACGTACAGGGTACGAGGGCGAGCACGGGACGACGTCCTCATCGTCGTTGAAGGTTACGAAACCTATGTTAGTGAAGAAATGCCTAACGATCCGGGTCCGGGTTCGCTTGGTATTACAAACCTTCCTTGGCCTTCGACCATTGCCGGAAACTGATAAAATAAATAAGTCTGATGAGCGTCAGACGATACAACGCCTAGAAACGCAAGGAAGCCGATGGTTGCTACCTCATCACGCAAAAACACTGCCGCAAGCGTTTCTAGACCCGTTGTTTCTGGGGTTCCGTCTCAATTAGATTATCTTTTTGAACTCATTTTAAACTCCGGCTCTTTTGTGGCAAACGCCGTCAATAAGGCTTTGACGGAAGAGGTGGGTGAACTTCGCACCGTTCTAAAGTGGTCTCACGTTGAGTACACCACGATCACAAACAAGTTTGATATTGAATGGGATGATAAAGCGCAAGCATTCACTTATGTTGTAGAAGGATCGCTCGGTAACAGAGCACGGGAAATCGAATACGGAACCCCATCTGAACCTGCCGCCCGTGTACAAACTACTGCGGCAGTACATCGTTCTAGTTACCTAGAAAGAAAGATTCAGAAATACCTTGACGAAGAGTTGGGCATTGCATGAGCCGAGTTGGGTTTCTCCTTGCTGAAGATGAAGCGATCAAAATTAGGTTCTCTGGCATCACCGTGTCAGACGACCGTGAAGCGTCACGACCAGTGCAGGTCTTCTTTAGATATCCAGACGGTGAAACTGAAAAGCATTATCCGTTTATCACCATTGAACTTATTGACATCGTACACGCCAAGAATCGCCAACATTCTGATCACGAGTTGTACGCCTATGTTGAGTCTGGTGGAGAAAACGACTGGATACTCAACAACCCAGCCCGTATTGAATACTGGCCCAGTACAAACAGTAACCCCTCAGCCGGAGTTACAGATGAAAATGTCATCTACCTACAAACCAACGAGTTTGTTCCGGTAGACATTCTTTATCAGGTTTCTACCTACACCCGTAGTGCCCTGCACGACCGTCAATTAAGTTCTAAAATACTGTCTAAGATCGCCCCATTTAGATTTAACTCAATCTACGTGGAGGCGGACAACACTTCTCGAAGGTTTGACCTTCTGGACTGGACCACGGCAGACCTTTTAGATTCCGAAGCCGGATATCGAAAAAGGATATTCCGTAAAATCTATACGTTGCAGATGTCGGCAGAGATGCCCTCGTCTGATCTACTCGGCATCAAGCAAGTACAGTCTGTACAGACTACAATTGATTACAACCTGTGAACACTGTTTCTACCCCTGTTTTTAATCTTTAGGAGAACTAATGGCATACGAACGCCCCGGAGTGTATGTTCGTGAGACACCTATCTCGTCTGCTGTAGCAACACGGGTTTCTCAGACCGTAACCGCCTTCCTCGGAACCGCAGACCGTGGTCCGACCACCCCCACCTACATCAACTCATGGAGCCAGTACAAGCAAGTATTTGGCGAACTTGATACGACTATCGACCTTGGTTATGCCCTCTACCATTTCTTTGCAAATGGTGGTCGTGACGCTTACATCACCCGTGTTGTTGGAACCAGTTCTGTTGCTTCAACAGCCGTCTTTTCAGGAACCGTAAGCGGTGCTTCTGCACCATCAACCATCCTTACGCTTCAAGCGGCGTCTACTGGCACTTGGGGTGACGACCTGTCGGTTGAAATCGTGTTCGATAAGAACAGCCTCGAAGACCCAGAAGGCACACCGTACTTTAAAAAGGCAACGGTCTTTAGCCTTATCGTGTCACTCACTACTGGTTCTTCTACTGTAGAGGTAGAGCGCTGGCAGGAACTGTCGGTTGACCCAACATCTAGCCGTTTTATCAAGGACGTTCTTGACAACTTCTCTAAGTACGTAAAGGTCTCTGGAAGCGTAACTACCATCAGCGCTTCTGCTGACATTGCTGTTGCTGGAGTTTCGGCTGGAGACTACACCATTTCACTGACCTTCTCTGGTGGTGCAAACGGTAGCGCCGTTACTTCTTCAAACTGGGCTACTGCTGTTGATGCACAAGACTCAGTCGACGGTCCAGCGGTTATGAACCTCGTAGGTCAAACCTCCGCAACCATTGTTAACGACGCATTGTCATACGCTGACAATCGTGGTGACGTTTTTGTAATCATTGATTGCCCATTGACAGACACCAGCAAGGCAAACATTCAGTCCACAATCTCTAGTTACAACTCAAGTGGCTCGGGTGCGGTGTACTTCCCATCTCTTAAGATGGTTGACCCTGCACGTAGTGGTCCGGCGGCTATCCGCAACACCTACGCTGGTGGAGCGGTTGCTGGTGCTTATGCTCGCTCTGAGGCTACACGTGGCGTTGCCAAGGCCCCTGCTGGGTACACCCTTGACATCCGTAACGTAGTTTCTCTGAACGCCAGCATTTCGGATGCGGATCAAGGAGAGTTGTACAACTCAGACCATGTCAACTTGTTCCGTGTTGTTCCGGGTGTTGGAGCAATCATTAACGGTGCTCGTACCCTTTCAAAGGTACGTCCTGACAAGTTCATCACTGTTCGTCGTTCACTCAACTACCTCCGTACGGTTCTTAAAAACCAAACAGAGTTTGCAGTGTTTGAGCCAAATGATCAGCGCCTGTGGGACAAAATTAACAACCGTTTGAATGCATCACTCACAGCGTTCTGGGCGTCTGGTGGTCTCAAGGGTGCAACCCCCGGCGAGGCTTTCTACATTGTTTGCGATTCGACCAACAACACGGAATCATCGATTGACGACGGGTTTGTAAACATCGACGTTGGGGTTGCCTTGCAAAACCCTGCTGAATTTATCGTTATCAACATCAGCCAGTATTCTGGTGGACTTCAATAATTAGGAGTTAAATCTAATGGCAGACGCAATCGTTCAGAGAACAGACCCGTTGAGGAACTTTAAGTTCCGTGTGTCTATCCTCCCTATTGGTGAGACCCTTGATTCCTACCTTAATGGTGTAGGGGAAATTGGGTTTGCTCAGGTCGGAGACCTTTCGGTAACCAATGACATCATCTCGTACCGTGAAGGTGGCATGAACACCCATCCACATAAGATGGTCGGTCAGTCAGACTTTGCTCCTGTTTCCTTTACACGTGGTGCTTTTGCTAAGCAGGATCAACTGTGGAAGTGGCAGAAGTTTATGCATGCATGGCTCGGCGGTGGTGTAACCGGAGGTCAGGGACTCGCCAACACCGATGACAACTACCGTTGTAACATCGTTGTCAAGGTGTACGACCACCCCCACACCGCAAGTGGGCAGGTAACCAACGGAGACGGACAACTACGTTACGCCTACGACGGTGGAACGCTCAGCAACTCAACCAACGGTAACGTAGTACCCGGTAAGGTTATGTTGCAATACAAACTGTATAACTGCTGGCCCGGTGCGTTTGCACTCACGGGTCTCAATGCTGGAGACAATGGTATTATGATCCAGCAGTTGACCGTTCACCACGAGGGTTTTTACATCTCGTGGGACGGTAGCGACATTACCGACTAAGAAATATAAAACTAGGAGAACAATATGGATTTGGCTTCTGAAGCCAATGCCTTATCAGAGGCTATTGCTGAACCCTTGCCAGAAATTAGGCCCACCCCAGATGCAGTTGTACAACTGTTCAAAGGCGCCTTTAACCCTGAAACATCATTGTGGGAAACTACTGCACTGGTCAGGGAACTTACTGGTGAGGATGAAGAAGCCCTTGCAGGCTTGGACACCAAACTGTTGTACGCCGAATACATGTCCTTTTTGTTAAAGAGGTCTGTGGTTTCTATTGGTGGAATCAACATTACAAATAACCCAGAGGTCATTGACAATCTCATTATTGGAGATCGTGACGCCCTTTTTATTGGTGTGGTAAACGCCACCTACGGCACAACACGTGATTATCAAATGCTGTGCCGTGCGTGTAATGAGTCAAACGACATTCAAGTAGACACCAGCACTTTTAAAAACCGTAAGGTCTCACATGACCCCAAAGAGTTGTTAAAGGTTTCTTTAAAGGACGGCTCAACAATAAGCCTCCGCATACCTACTGGTGCGGACAGCATTTACGTTGCTAAAAAAGCCAAGACTATTCCAGAGCAAAACACCTTGTTGATTGAGCGCTGTGTTGTTTGGGAACAAAGTGACGCAAAAACCCCAGCAAATACTGCATTGTGGGCAAAGAAACTGAACATGTCAGATAGGTCCGCCCTAGTCTCGGCACTGACCGCCAATCAGCCGGGACCGGAAATTGAGGAGGTGAACGCCCACTGTGCACATTGTGAAGAACCATTTACGATGTACTTAGATTGGGTCTCACTTTTATTCGGCTAATATTGTAGATACCTATTGGGAATACGATTTGATCGCCTCGTCTTACAAGGGCTTTACGCTCGCTGATATCAAAACGATGACAGTCCGCCAACGTGACTATTGGGTAGCCATGGGGAAATGGCGTAATTCGAGGAAGTAATTAGACAATGGCAGAGAAAAGTGCGTCAGACGGAGGTCTAGCAGGTCGCTCAAGCGGCGGCAAGATGGCTGACGTCCGCACTAAATTCAAGGTTGATGCCGAAGGCATGAATAAGGTCGTCACTGGTTTTAAAGCCATACGCACCGATGTTGAATGGCTTAAAAAGAATCTTGATGGTGTAATCACCCAAGTTTCTGACCTCGCTAAGGCGCTGGGGGATGCTGGTCAAGCATCTTCTGGTTTGGGTGCTGGTCTAAGCAAAGCCACCACTACTACCGCTAATCAAATTTCTACTGTAAACAAGGCTGGTACTACAAAAGTACAAGCCCAAGGAACTGCCACCCCGGATGGCGCCCCTGCTTCTGGCAAGTTCCAAAACTTCATGGGCAAAGCCGGGGGCTACATGGCGGCGGCTGACAGCGTTATGAAAGTGGTTGGTGGCTCAATAGCCGCTATTGATAACCGTATTGATTCTGCATACGGAGAAATGCTTGCCAATGATCGTCTTTCTGTGTTGTTTCAGCAGACCATGGGTATCAGCCAGCGACAGTACATCGACAAATTACGTCGACCATTAGTCGGCCAGCGCCTTGGCGAAGGCGGAATGAATGCGCTATTAGGACTACAAGCACAGACAGGTCTTCTAGCAAGTAATCAGGCTTCCTCTGTATCGGCTCTACGAGCCGCTACAGGCTACATGTACAGCGCTCAGGACATTACACAGGCGATGGCTACAATGGCTAATCCTGCGGTCAACAACCGATTAACAATGACCCTTGGTACTGGTATGTACGGTATTGGTGGTGGGCAACGACCCATGCTCAAAGTATTCCAAGACATTGTTCAGGGCGCTGGTCTAACTAAGGAGTCTGTTGTTAAAGGTGCCATGCAAATTGGATCGGTCACCAGAGCACGTCTATCCGCATACGGATTGCCGGAAGACATGCAGAACATGCTTTTGCAGTACGCCCAAGCCAACATTAATTATAAGAAAAAAGGTGGCTCTGGAATGTACGACCCGTCCCGTGATGCGGACCGTCGTCGTATGGGTATCGAAGATAACTTTGCTACACAATTTGAAGAGACTCAAAGAACGTCTCAAGAAAGAAATGAAAACTTCTATAGCCGACAGGTAGATAACTACGCCAAACTAGAAGAGCAAACTCAAAGACTTATAAAAGTGTTTGGTGCTCTTGAAGACAAACTATCTGGTCTTATTGGCGCTCGCCTTAACCAGCGTAACAACCCATTGTGGAACATCGGTAAAAAAGTACTTGGTGGCGCCGCAATTATCGGTGGTCTAGCAACTAACATATTCGCTGGGTGGACAGGTGCAGGTGCTATCGCAGGCACTGCGATGATGGGTGTTGGGGCAAATATGGCGTTTGGTGACCCACCATTAGGTAGGTCAAGGTCAACCAGACCATCAGGTACTGTTAAGCCCACCACTAAACCCACTACTGGTACGTACTCAACTCCTGATCCACAGGTTCCGATTGGGTTTAGTCTTGCAAAGGCATACCCACTGAGCCAACTAAACAAATGGTCCAGTTTTGGAAACATGGACCCGACAATGCAAGCACGTGTTTCTAACCTTCTCAAAGATGCACTAGCGTCAGGTATTCACGTGGGTGTGGGTACTGGTTATAGAACCAATTCAAAAGAAGAATTCCTAAAGCGCTACCAACCAGCCAAGGCAGGAGAAGACGCAGACTGGACCTTTGAAGGAAAGCCTTACAAATTGAAGGCTGGTGCTGTGCCATATGCACCACCCGGACAGTCCATGCACGAGGCTGGCTTTGCAATCGACATGTTTGGAGAGACTGCAAGGCTGGCGGAGTTCATTGACAAAAACCCACAGTATGGTCTACGCCATTTCCGTGACGAGAACGGTGAGGATTGGCACCTCCAACCAACTGAGTTACCCGACTCGTTTGCAGGTCTTGGTATCTTTGGTCAAGTTGAGGGTTATTCCAAGACTGGTATGGAACAGTATGAGTCATTTAAGTCCAAGAACCCTGCTTCTAGCACGTACCAATCTCCGTTTGTAAAAGAGGCTTTTGCGTCTGGTGTGTCACCCCATGGCACTCAGATTACATCTGCTGGTGGTACGAGCAGTTCACCATCTAAAAGGCGTGTAACAACTAGTGGGTCGTCATACATGACCTCTGGTCAAAGTTCAAACCAACCATTAACAACACAATTAAAGAAAATACCTATCTATTCTCAGATGAACTACCGAGACCAGATGAGGATGATGAGTATTGGCGACCCACAGCCTTACTCATTTACTACGCCGTACCCAATGGTGGGGACTACAACGACAGGTGGGGATATCAACATATCGGTATCGCCCACTTTCCACATCACCTCCTCTGGTAGCACAGACACTGATGGTAAACGTGTTGCTCAAGAAATGGTTAAAGTTATTGAACGTGAAATGAAACTAGCAATGATGAGGAAGTCGTAATGGCAGACACCCCGAAAACAGTAGATCGTTACGCCCTTAATACTTTCTATAACTTTGCTGAATACGAGTCCGGAGTATTTAACGTCGGTGAAGAGCAAACGGTTCTTGCCGGAGATAACCCTCCTTTTATTTACCCTTCGAAGTACCTTAAAAACTCCGCTACTGGAACGTCTGTAAAACTACAGCGTGGCTATATTCGTATGGTTTTGCCAAAGAACGATTTGATTACCGATAACTCTTTGGAGCGCAAGCGACTACATTTTCAGTTTAATCCCGACTCTATTACAAGAAGCGTTACCGCTCGTAACGACATCCAAATGTGGATGAACCAATCACCAGAGCAGTTAACACAACCGATTCCGGGTGACTCAAACTTCGGTTTTCGATTGTTGTTTAATCGTGAGCCAGATGTGTACAGCGGTACTTATAGTTTTGATAACAGCACTAGTAATAAAATTGTTGTAGATGCTGGACAAGGTAGCCAAGAGTTAGATATCTCTGAAAATAAAGCAAGTGACAACTATATTAACTATACATCTGCGACTGATATTGGCGTTCTTGCTGACGTTATGGTATTTGACAGCATTATCGGTCAAGGTATTAACAGTGATCTTGTTAACTATTTAAATACACGTGCTGAACGGTACCGCAAATACAGCCAAGCGCAATACGATTTGACGTATGCTGACGCAGAAGAAGCACCCCCAAGACCACAGGATTTTGATACAGATCAAGCAAGTAACGTATTAAACGCCAACTTTGGTAATGCCGCCTTTTTGATTTCCAATCCTGTTCGTGTGGTCTTCTCTTCTCTATTCATGGTAGAGGGATACATTACTAATACTCAAGTTGTATTCAACAAGTTCAGTCCAAGTATGGTTCCGGTTCAATGTTTTATAGACGTTACTATGCAGGCTCTCTACATTGGACATGCTCGTAAAGACACGTTCCTTACTAAATCGTTTGAGATTGCTGATCAAATTGTTGACGAGGCTATTGGATTACAAGAACAACAAGCCAATGCGCTCAAAGACCTTGGTGGCAACCTATTCCAGTTTGTTCAAGAAGGCAAAGACTCGGACTTCAGTTTCGGAGCAAAAAACACTAACAAGCCAATAGGACTACCGGCATATGGTTTTGGTTCACAAGGATCGGGTGAAGACGTTGGGGACGACTTTGAAGAAATTGTGTATTTACGAACCAAGGCCACTCAAGAACTTAATGACAATATAAATAATGGCACAATAACTGACATAACGGCAAGTGCTCGTTTAATTATTGAGTACCTTGGGAGAGCACTACCAAAGGGCAGGTTTTATAAACCTGATCCGTATAAAAACTTGGGCGTACTTGTTGACGCTCAAACAACCTCATCATTTAATAAAGGTGACTTGCGTGGTGGTGGTGATACTAGAACACTTACGTTACAGACTGCTAGATTAGTTGATGCTTTAAACCTTCCGGATGAAGACAACGATGCAAAATACAAAATTACATTTACTTGTGATTTTGAAGTATCTTCAGATATTGCTGGTTCTATAACCGCTGAACAACAGGCTTTTGGTGAATGGACTTTAAATTACACCGAACAAATTGATTTAAAGCCGTGGGGTGACACTTACCCACCAATTACTTTACGCAAACGACCAACGGAGGATGAAGAATAGTGGCTCTTAGAACATCATCTCGTTACACCTACCAAGCATCGTCATCAGATGAAAAGTTGATTGCGGTTCGTAGAAAGTCCGTACCATCAGCGGCATACTCCAAATATGTCTCCAGAGAAGGGGACTCTTTTGAAATGATTGCCAGCAAGATATTTAACGATCCAACTCAATATTGGAGAGTGGCTGACATCAACCCACAGGTTAAGTTCCCAGACATCATTCCTGCTGGTACCGTTATCCGCTTACCAGCATGATTTTTAAAAGTAACTATCCGGGGTCTCCGGATACCTCAGTGGTAATCAGTAATGCTTCTGTTGATTATTCCAGTATTCAGAATATCGAAGTACATTTCAACGCTAATGAGCACGATCTAGCAATTATTACATTTGTAGGTCTAATACCTAGTGCAATCACGGATTACACCGGACAACCAGTTTTTATATCTATAGCCCATGGTCCAGAACAAGTAAACGAGTTTTATGGTTATGTTGCTTACATTGAACCAGAGATGGTCACTAGGCGTGGTTTGATTAATCAAAGCCCAGTACAAACTGCTCGGGCATATTGCTTTGGTTCTAGTTACGACATGAAAGCAAAGCACAGCCGTATTCGTACAGCCATAACTATTCCACAATTAGTAGAGCAACTAGCAGAAACTTATCGTTATTCCTTTTCTGTACCAAATGACAACTTCGTATTTCCTCGCCTTGTTCAACACGAGGAGTCAGATTGGGATGTTTTAAACAAAGCCTGCCTCTCCCTTGGCTACTCTCTTGTTGTTAACGGAACCCACATACATGTTTATGATCCGCTAAAGGCAATTACTAGAGCAATGCCTTATGCGGAACTGGTCACCGTTCGAGGCACCGCTGGGGACTTGACACATAGACCCGGAAACATAATGGAGTTTAAAGGAACATTTGGAGACATAACGCCAGAAGGGTCATCCAATACCTACGAGTACCAGTCATTGGACAACGACGGAAACATTGTAGTGGTCAATGAAACTGAACTGGACAATATTAGTTTTGGTGAGATCGTTCCACCACGTTTTAAAGATGTAGTCACTACCAATGCCACATCTCTAGAAGTTCTTCGTAAATACGCTAATTCTATGAAGCGCCTTATTTTCCCTTACCATGCCGACGTTGTGGTCACTGGGGTTCCAGAGATCGGACCGGGGTCCATTGTCAAGGTGGTCGGCTACAACTCACAATTCGATGGGTATTGGCTAGTCACCAGTGCCTGCCACAAGGTTTCACGATCTAACTTCATTACCGAGTTACACATCATTACAGATTCCAAAAACACCGCTGAACCGACGCTTATCAATCAAGAGGCATACAAAGTGCCCCCCAACAGTATTTTGGTAAACGATAGATGGGTTTCTGAGAGGGAGTTCTTTAATGTATATAATTAATTACTTACCTTCTATTACTGGGACCCAGCCATGACCACAATTAAAATACCATTTGAGATTGTGCCAAATGACCCAAACAACCAGAGGTATGGTTCTGGAGGGGTATCGACAACAAGCGATCCCTTAAAAATGGCAGAACAACAAATTCTGGATGTACTTACCACCAGTAAAGGTGAACGGGTTATGCTCCCCGGATACGGAGCAAATCTTCGAGAACTAATGTTTGAACCTGTTGACGATTTGTTGTATCACGAGTATGAAGTAGACGCCTCACAGGAATTGTCTAGAAATGTAAGAATTGCCAACATACGTAGTCTTCGCATTCAGGGCGTCATAAGCGCCTTTGACCCAGAGAACTCAACTGTTACAGCCAATGTCATTTACGCTGTACCACCGTTTGGGGTAGCGGCGGCGGCTACTGTGTTTACTAGTCCTTCAAACATGACCGAGGAAACACCGACATGATTTTTGATTACACGAGTCGTGATTACAACACGATTAAAGACGATTTGACAACACGTATGCTCAGGCAGTTGCCTGAATGGTCAACCACAGACTCAGGTGACTTTGTTGCGTTGCTTATCGATCTATGGGCTTACATGGGAGATGTACTTCATTACTATGTTGACCGTGCGGCAGGTGAGTCCTTTTTAGACACAGCAACTCAACGTGAGAGTGTCTTGGCAATTGCAAACCTTCTTGATTATGTTCCCGGTGGGCGCACCTCAGCACGTACAAGTGTTGCGCTTCAAATTGGTAGTGCCACCGCTTCAGACGCATCTCCAGTATTAATTCCTGCTGGTACTCAATTCTCCGCAAATCCACTTATTCAAGGCACTTCTAAAGTTGTTTTTGTATCAGAAAACAATGTTGGTATTAATACTTCCGGTGCATCATTTGAGTACGGTGGGGTGGCTTACACAATGTTCCCATCATCCGCATCTGCCACAGTTGCGCTGGTAGAAGGTGAGCCAAAAACTGACACGTTTAATGCAACCACTTATTCGGCTCAAACATTCACATTGTCAAATAAAAATGTAATACCAACATCAGTGATTGTTACCACTAATGAAGGTACTGGTGGGGCGAGCGTTACATACAAGTATGTTTCACGTATCACGTCATCTACTGGTTCTCAAAATGTATTTACATTAGAGACAGACGCTGATGGTTTTGTAACCGTAGTTTTTGGTAATGGTGTTAACGGTCACATACCAGTTCCAAACTCTGTTATTACGGTTAACTACCGAAAAGGTCGTGGTGCTGTTGGAAACGTATCGGCAAACTCCATAACCACATTTACAAACTCACTTGGCACTGGACCTAATGGTGTATCTCGAAATGGTTTAAGTATTGTTCCTAATAGTACACCTGCTTCTGGTGGCGCCGACGAAGAATCACTGGCGTCTATGAAACTAAACATACCCTTGGCGTTTAGGACTCAAGATCGTGCAGTTTCTCTACAGGATTATAAAGACCTACTTCTTAAAGTACCGGGTGTGTCTAGGGCAACCGCTTTTGTTGATGGTTCAAGTGTTGTACAGATTTACGCCGTTTCGGAACAAGGCAACTACGGTGCATCGGCATCAATTGTTATGTCTACCTATCTTGAAGAATCAATAAATAACTTTCTTGAACCACGTGAGTTAGTTGGTGTAACAAAGAACATCAATACAACGGTTACGTTGACCCCTGTGTACATAACTATTAATGTGAATGTTCTTCCGGGGTATATTACGGATTCTGTGTCTAGTAGCCTGTCAACCGCCGTTCTTGATTTGTTTTCTTTTGACAATGCGACATTTGGTAAAAGCGTTTCACTAGGAGAACTTTATAGAACATGTGCATCGGTAACTGGTGTGGATTATGTTGTAGTGACTCGTTTTAGAACCACAAGTACAGCCAGCGGACTTGACTCATCTGGGAGTTTTACAGGTGTGTCTGCTGGTGACTCAAGTATGTTAGTAATTCTTAATTCATCACAACCTACTTTCAATGTCACTGGTGGCATTACAAGCAGTTACGAGTAAAGGTCTATAGATGGCTCGTCAATCCTTTAGGCTTCGTAGAGATACTGCAACATCTGACTCAATTGGTGTTGGATCATTTAACCGTGGTACTTCGGCTATACAAAAATCAACGGGAGTTGTTTCTCCTGATCAGGACTCATCGATACGGTCAACGGGTCTAATTCTTGCATCCATCGTTTCAGATAACTCGTTTTTTGAGGCTAGTGCCAGCGACTACGAACAAGTTAAATTAAAGTTCTTGTTAACTGAAGGTGTTGTTGACGTAAATGACATAGAAGAAGGTGAAACAAAGATAATTGGTGTACGCATAGTGCACTCATACACCGGGTACCCAGAGAACGTACTGGATGGAACGACCATTAAAGAGGCCAGTAGTCTTTTAGAGTTCACTGCTGAATCTGACCCCGGTAGCAGTATTGTTTCATATCGTTTTAACCATGAAAATGTTCAATCAAACAAATGGTCTTATTATTCTTTGTTTGTTTTGTATAACCAAAGTGGTGTAGACGGTTCTTACTGGTACGAACGTGTTGCGTACTTAGAAGAATTAGTACCCGATAATAAAGGCTCTCAAGATGCAATTTGGAAGCGGATACCTGTTTACTATCGTGAGCAAGACACAAAATGGCCTGTATTTCAAGACGGTTCATACAAGGGACAACTTGAAAGAATGGTTAAGGTATTTGGTTTTGAGGTAGACCGTACCCGGACGTTATTTGATTCGGTTATGACTGGTTACGATCCCCAGTCAAATGAGGCAGAATCTTTAAATCAAATAGCCATGATGATGGGCTTAGAAGTGGGTATCGAAGATGTTGGTGTTTCCAAAGTACGCTCGGTTTTAAAGGACAT